CTAGAACTCCCGGAGAATGGCATCCATAGAATAAAATTTTTTCGATTTTTCAGCGCAATGGCTGTAGGCCGCTTGCCATGCCTCCGGTTCATCAGCAAAAAGAGCCTCCCCTATCGGCCACCACTCAATGCCTTTTGAACCAAACTCTGAGTAACGAACATCCCATCCTTCACCGCGCGGCCATAAAACATATTTACTATCCGGCAGTCCGTTGGAAGGCATCCAGTCACAATCCTTAAGCTTTTCACCTCTGGCCATAAAGATAAAAACCGCGCCGTTGATTGATACTTTCCGCATTGCCCCTCCAAAAAATACTGTATGCATAACCAGTATTATAGTGTGCAACTTTTTCAGTTTGCTAGTACCTTTCTCTTTGCCCCTGCGCCGCGTCAGGCCTGGCTTCAGCTCTGGTAGAGTAAAGGCCGCCAGTAAATAAAAACGATCCATCCAACTCACATAAAATCAATATTTCCCATATTTTTCTGTTAGTTATATTTTCCGCTCGATCCTTCGCAGATCCATGAAAGTGAAAAACACTGAAATTATTTTCAATCTTTTCAGTTTTGGTTTTACGTAAAGCCGCCAGCACTGGCGCGGTCTGGCGGTCTGGTTTGTAGAAAAATAAAACTGAAAAAATTTTATGATCCAAAAACCGCAGGCGGGTGCGGTGTAGTGCCGTTTTCGTCAGAGAAAGGTTTAGTTTGTCATTCAATGCCGTTACCAGCACTGCACTGTGAGTTTGAACTGTATGAGGGATTGTGTGGTACGTGGCCCGGCTTCGTTGTGGTGGCTGTGGGTGTTCTATACAGTTTGGTGTTAGGCATAAAAAAACCTGCGTAACGCAGGTTTTTTACGTATTCGTTTATTATATTTTTTTTTGATTATTTGGATAACTAGGTTCGCAATCTTGATCATAAATCATTGGTCTTGTTCCTGATAAATATAAGCCATATGAATCCTCATCAATGATGAATAAGTCATATTCTTTATTATCAAGATGCCAAGCATAATTTTTTTTCTTACAAGCATCAATGCGTCCAATACTTTGAATGAAAAAATCCTTCAATGATACATTTCGTGAAGCCACATACTCTGGCGTATCTCTCATTTCGTAATCATATTCAGTAACTTTATTAACTATAATATGGCTTATTATCTTAGGGTTATGCCTATCTTGAAATAAATACTCAATTTCTTTAAGTCCTCCATATCCAATTTTGACGGATAAAACATCTCCATCTTCACCTCCAGGGATCAATTGAGGAGCGCCATATACTTTAACTAAATCATTTTTAGTCATACCCGGTCTAACAATAGAGTAACCTATTGGTAAAACATCACCCTTCATGAATAGAGATGAAAACGCCAATTCATTTAACCTTTTTAAATAGCCATCGCTTAAGCTTTTGTTTTTTTGAACTTCATTACTTAAGGACTTTATTTCATCACTAAATTTTTTCTTTTCGAGTTTATAGACAGAATCTTTCTCCGCAATGCGCTTTTGTAAACTTACCAATTCCTGCTTCAAGTCAAATATAGTATTTTTATCTTCTTTTTGATATACAGGCAATGCATAATTAAAAACAACAAAAAGTGTCGTTGATAAAACCGCAGCTCCTGCTACCACCACAGCTATTACTGGACTATTCTTCCAATCAGACATCTTGCCTCCCATAAAATTAGGGTTTTGATAAGCATCATTATATCTATTAATAAACTCGTTATCATTAAAAATGCGTAATTGTAAAGCACGATTGAAAACCATGACTATTAGTTGTCTCATTTATGACTAGAAGTAAGTAAGAGCAGACCATTTTGTTGAGTTTACTTGCCAATTACAGGTGAATACTTCCCAGCCAAGATATCGGCCTGCGTGCCCATGCCTTTGATGGCGTCAGCATTAATCGGCGTGCCTGTATTGCTGTGCGTGTGGCTTGCCGTTTGCTCTGCCAGCTCTTTCACCACGTCGAGTGTGTCGAGCATCAGCTGCGCCACGTTGATTGTGCCAGAGCCAATCCACACTACCGGGGCAATAATCTGCTGTTGTACTGCCGCCACGCTTTTACGTATCTGGCCAATTTTCTCGATCAGGTCTTTACCCGTTGTGACTGTCTGGCTCTCCTGTTCACCCAACGCCCCGGCAGAAAACAGGGTTTCAAGCTCCACAAGAAACGCATCGGTATGGTAGGCCATCGCCTTATACAGATTGACTAAATCCGGGTTCAGGTCAGCGATCAGGTATTCGTCATAGTCCGTATTCATCATGACGGCGCAGGAACCCGCGAACGGTTCAACCAGGCGCTTACCTTTCGGCAAGTGGTCACGCAGCTGCGGCATGAGGCGGACTTTGCTGCCCACCCATTTAAGAGGCGTTTTTACTGCCATGCTGCACCGCCTTTACTGCAAATGGCTGCGGCTTCCTCACGGATCAGCTCTACGATTTCGGCAGCACTTAAACCTTCGTTAGCGGCATACGCGGCCAGCTTATCCAGACGTGCAGAACACAGATCGGCGGAGGCCGCTTTACCTTCCTCAGTAGCTTTTGCCAGCATTGCCAGCAGGTCAGTACCGGATTGGTTGACGGGTAAAAACATGCGTGTTGTTTGCATTTTGGTTTCCTCAGGGCAAAAGAATCCCCGGCCACCGCAGGGATGGCCAAAAATTCAGGCAGTTAATTAGTGGAAAGAGACGGTAACGGGCGCGGCTGAGTAGCTCGGCGCGGGTATCTGGTGAAGCTCGTAAGTATTGCGCCACCACTCCTGGATCAGCGCTTTGACTTCCCCAGCGCCCAATGACCCGGCGATGTAATACATGGAACGAATACTGGCCAGCGCTTCAACCTGCTGGTACTGGCTTCCCGCTTCACGATAGACGCAGCACCAGTACGCAACATTCACGGCCAACCAGTGGCGTTTGTTTGTCATGTGCTCGGTGTCGTTAAAGAAAAACGGATGTAAGGCCACACGGCCATTTTTAACGGTGCTTTTCTCCAGAAAGAGAATGGCGTAATTGTGTGGAACACCCCACGCAGCCAGCTCCTGTCCCAGTTCTTTGGCGTTTACAGAGATAATGGACATTAATGATTCTCCTGCTGTTGCATCTTATGAACGATATGAGGCGCGATAATCATCTGCACGCCATTACTGCTGTGGATCGGATGTGCCTTTTTCACCTGGCGGTTAGCGCTGCGCTTTGAAAAATCGCTGTCGCTCAGACTCCCGAACCCTTCAAACGTCAGACGCGCCCTGGATATGCCCTGGCGCAGCTGAATCATTGCCCGGTAGTCCAAGCGTTCGAATAACTCTGACCAGTAGCATTTGCTCAGATGGGCTTTGAAAACGTCCATTCCGGAAGCAACAGCGGCCGCATGTAAAACAACCCCGCGCCATTCTGGTGTTAATTTGTCCCACCATTCGGCGGCGTCGCTTTTCTCACTCCAGTACTTACGGCGGATGTTGCCCAGCCATTTGAGGCCAATTTCCTGCTGCTTTTCGCTAATGGCCATGACGCCCCCTGATAATCCTGAACAAACCAAACCACCATGGACGACGAGACGAACGGGCATTGAATTTGTACTGGTGGCCAGGGTTCCAGCGTTGGCCGTTTGGCAGTTCAAGCCAACCAGTTGATCCGCTGGCCAGCTGCATGGCCGGAGATTCTTTTTTCAGGTAGGTAACGAAAGCTTTCATGGTTATCCCTCACATCATGCCGCTGGCGCTGGTAGTCACGATATCGACGGCAGCAGCAAGAACCGGCGCAGACTGGAGGCGGCTTTCAACGGTGTAAGCCAGAACGGAAAGGGAACGTATGGCATCACGGGCACGATCAAGAATTTGCGTTCGGCGCGCGGCGGTCATGTGCTCAGTTGATACAGCTTCCCCAGCGATCGCGCCCACATTTGCAGTGGCGCTCAACGCGCAAAATTGCATGTTGGCTTCAATGGCGTTATTGACCGGAACGGACGGAAGGCAGTTAATCTGTCCCAGCATCCCATCCAGCAAACGGGCATCTTCCGTGTAATCGGTGATAGCCAGTAGCTCGTCACAGGTCAGGCGATGTGGTTGAATCGGGTTCAACTTATTGCGGAGGATCTGCGGACGCATACCAACGGCAGCGGCTACATCTTCCAGATTGTGCGCCAGCGCAAACGCTCGGCAAGCTGCATCAAAGTGAGCATGTTTAGAGGTCTGATAATCAAACATTGTTAGCTCCGCTCTAATCCGTAGGATGAATTACGCGTTAAGCGAAATATTGCATTCGCTTAACGCCTGAACGGTTAAAGCTGCCATATTGATTTCTACACGGGCTTTTGGCTTATCCCCCTTTCCCCGAATAGGCAGACGACCATCGCGAACCATGTCACGGGCTGTGCCCATAGGCGTTCCAGTGATTCGGCAATATTCATCAATTGGCAGATATGGCGTGGGGATGGCGATTGTAATGTTAGGACGCATAAGGCAAACTCCTTTGTTCAGTAGAGCGCGGCAACGCTCGATAACTTTCGACTAAACCTACAACAAGGAGAAACTCTACTTCGACTAAGTGAAGAAATAAATAATATTTCGACTAAGTCGAGAGGGTTGTACTTATGAGTAAATTTCCTTTCGAGCAAATAGGGCACAGCAGTGAAGTGCTTGATCGCGTCATTGAAGCGTATGGTTTTACATCAAAGCTGCAGCTTGCAGACCATTTTGATATGGCTTCCAGTAGCCTTTCTGCAAGGTTCAAGCGGGGCATTTTTCCTGCGGATATGGTTGTTAGGTGTGTTGCAGAGACTGGTGCATCTTTAGAGTGGCTATCTACAGGTCATGGTAAAAAATTCGATGACGACTCATTAGACATCATGAAATTTGCTCGTAAAAAGTTAGTGGATGGCCAGCTTTTTGATTCAGGCTATGTCATGTTTGATAAGGTATTCTTCCGAGCTGGTGTACCATTGCCTTCTTCCCCTGTCTGCGTTCAAGACGAGAAAGCTCAATACATTCTTGATGAAAAGTACACAGAAGTTTTCGATGGGGAATGGCTAGTCAATATTGAAGGCAAAGCCAGCATCAGAACCCTGACGAGAATACCCGTTAAAAAAGTTCGTATTAGTGGTGTAGGAATGGCCTTTGATTGTGCACTTGATGATATCACCGTAATTGGCCGCGTAGTGATTGTAATCACTGAGGGGAATTGACATGTCTACAAAAAAAACAGAACCAGAAGCCGATTTAACTAAAGAGAAACCTAAAACATGTTTCATCATGATGCCAATCGCGGATCATCCTGAATATGAACCAGGTCATTTTAACCGAGTCTATCAGTACTTGATTAAACCAGCTTGTGCTAAAGCAGGTTATCAAGCAATAAGAGCAGATGATAGTAAAGCTTCAAACATGATTATGTTTGATATTCTAAAAAAAATTGTCGAGTGCGATATGGCAATATGTGATCTTAGTTCAAGGAATGCAAATGTTTTCTATGAATTGGGATTGCGGCAAGCATTTAATAAAAAGACCATTTTAATCACTGATAATTTATTACCCACACCATTCGATATATCAGCATTTCGTTATGTACCATATTCCCACACACTCCGCGTCGATACTGTTGATAGAGAGATTCCTGGTATCGTTAATATGTTGCGCGAAACGGAAAACCAGCCAGCAGATGATGTCAATTCAATAATAAAACTTTTGCAAATCCAACCATCTCAAGTTGAAAAAATAGATCTAAATAGAGAAGAAAGTGTAATATATGGTATGTTGTTAAACTTACAAAAACAGGTTTCAGAAATCAAGACGCAGGAATCAATCCCATATATCTTTAATGGCAACAACATGCCTCCAGATGTTTTCTTTAACCCAGAAGATTATTCTCAAACGAGGTTATCTTTACTTATTGAACATTTCCCAAGCATATATCGGAAATTGAATTATGAATATGACGGGAAAGAGATTGGGAAAATCAATCACATTAATAACAAAGCAATTGTATTTAATTACAAAGGACAGCTTACTGAATTTCCTAATACAGATGCCACCTTGAACGAAATAATGTCAGTTTGAATAAATGAGCATTCGTAAGAAAGATTCTAAATGGTTGTTAGATTTTTATCCTGAAGGGAAGCCTCAGGGTAAGTCAAGCAAGCGTATCCGCAAGACGTTCTCCACAAAAGGCGAAGCGCTTGCCTATCAAAATCACATCCTGGAAAATGTCCACGTTAAACCCTGGTTGGAAGGGAAAGAGGATCGACGTAAATTGCGCGACCTTGTATACCAGTGGTTTGATGAACACGGCGTTACGCTGGACGATGGCGAAAAACGCAAATCCACAATGGAATTTGCCTGTGAAAGCATGGGTGATCCGCTCGCCCATGAATTCGACGCAACCATGTTTTCCCTGTATCGGAAAAAGCGCCTTTCTGGTGAGATATCTCGGACATCTCGCGTCAAACAAGTTTCCCCCAGAACGATGAATCTTGAGCTGGCCTACTTCCGCGCGGTGTTTAATGAACTGAAGCGACTGGGGCATTGGAAACTTGATAACCCCCTAATAAATGTCCGCGCTTTCAAATCAGAAGAAGCCGAACTGGCATACCTTGAAGATGAAGAAATTACGCGGCTGTTGGAAGAGTGCATGAAAAGCCGGAACGCCAGTACATACTGGGTAGCCTGCCTTTGCTTGGTAACAGGAGCACGTTGGGATGAAGCGGAATCAATAACAACAAAACAAATAAAAAACCTGAAAGTCAGCTTTTTCAAAACGAAGGGGAACAGAAACAGAACTGTGCCGATCAGCCAGGAATTTTATGATTCGCTTCCCAAACCTGAAAAGCCTGGGCGTTACTTCAAATCGTGTTATTCGGCATTTCGCAAAGCAGTCGAACGAGCTGAACTTAACCTACCGGACGGCCAGCTTTCGCACGTTTTACGCCACACCTTTGCAAGTCATTTTATGATGAACGGAGGAAACATACTGGTGCTTAAAGATATTCTCGGCCATACCGATATAAAGATGACAATGCGTTATGCGCATTTCGCACCTAGCCATTTAGTTGAGGCTGTGCAACTCAATCCCTTGGAGCATAAAAAATGAGCACTTCCGATATCCTTGCAACTCTAAGTTTAATAATTTCCTGCGCGGCTTTTATTATGCCTTATTGGCGTGATCACAAGGCTAAGAACAAAGAAAGACGAAAGGAATTTCTTGAGATTTTTACTCGTTCACCATGGTCGAACGAGGGGGATGTACTCACAACTCCCAAAGCACATTACACATTAGATTTAAAAAAAGGAGACGGTCTTTCTAATGTCTATGGAACCCTATGGATCAACGTTGACGAACGATATTATGAATTTAGTGGTGATATTGACTCAAAAGGCGTCCTGAAAACCAAAATGAAAATGCCAATTGGAAAATGGGGAGCTTACATCGCAAAAGCAAAATTTAGCTACTCTGAAGAAACCGATAAAATCACATACATATTTGATGGTTTTATTGATAATAAGGAGATGGCTTCAGAAAATGATGTTTTAGACACCGTTCAGCAACTTTGGCGAGCTCCGACATCATAAATTGTCCCTTTTCTGTCCCCTCAGGACTCAAACATTCGATAACTTGCAGCATCATTCGTGCGGTAACTGTTTGTTTTACTTGTAAGTTATTGTTTTTTAATGGTGGTACATCGTTCTCATAATCGCTTGGTCGCTGGTTCAAGTCCAGCAGGGGCCACCAAATTTTAGCTGTAGAATCATATAATTAAGCCACTCTAGCGAGTGGCTTTTTTATTGGTTTTTTTCAACGGTCGGAAGCGAAGCCGCTAACCGTGAGCCAGCGAAGCCGTTCGCGCATTCCCAGCGTCTCCAGGGGTTGCGATCAGACGCTCCACGGACTCCATCGTCACGAACGTACAGCTGCAGTCAACATTGGTGCACTGGTGATAGCGCTCTTTGGTGTTTTCACTTAAATAGCGACTGGTACGCGCATGCGCGGAATGCTTGCACTTAGGACAATGAAACAT